GCCGGCGATCTGTGTGGTGGCCTAGAAGCCGGTGAGCTCGCAGAAGGCCTTGGGCTGCGGGACGCCGGCGGCGGCCCGGAGGGTCGCCATCACGGCGACCTTGCGCTTGGTGAAGAAGTCGCTGTGCGAGTCGCTCATCGACATGACGACGCCCTCGCGCAGCCAGAGGATCAGCTGCTTGAAGTCGCCGACGACGGGGTTGCCCTCGGGGAACGCCACCTGGACGATCGGCCGCAGGCCCCACACGGTGCGGTCGAAGCCGCTGCCGGGGCCGCCGAAGTAGTACTGGCCGTAGGCGTCCTTCTCGAGGAACAGCTCCTCGGCGTCGTTCGGGTGCATGCCGATCGCGACGGGCTCGAACACGCCCTCCGCGGCGACGCGCACCTTGGTGATCGCCTTGTGGACGGCGTCCGCGCGGGACAGCGCGCCGAGCGCCTGCGCGCTGATGCCGGCCGTGTTGACCAGGCCGAGGAGGTTCTCGCCGGTGCCGTCGCCGCTGATCAGCTGCGTCTGCAGCCGGGCGCGGACCATGTACGACAGGCGGCCGTCGACGAGGGTCCGCAGCTGGCCGGCGTCCGCGAGGATGCGGCGGGTCGCCGGGATCCAGACCGCGATGTCGCGGACGAACGCCTGCACGTCCTCGTACACCAGGGTGGCCTCGGGCGCCGCGGTGTCCTCGGCGACCTCCGCGGCCGCGTTGGTCATCGTGGTCTCCACGACGTACTCGACCGTGTCGCTGTCGGTGTCGCCGACGGTGACTGCGTCGAGGATCGTCAGGTTCGCCTTCGGGATGAGGGCGACGATGTCCTTGCGGTCGTTGACGACCAGGTCGCCGGCGCTCGCGCCCGAGCTCGACAGCAGCGTCTTCAGCTCGGCGACGTCGGCGACCTTGAGGCCGTCGGTGTTGATCCGCACCGTCGGCGTGTCCAGCGCACGGGAGGCCTTGAGCCCCTCGTAGATGTCGCTGTCGAGGAACGCCTGCCCCCAGCCCTTGCCCGTGGACCGCTCCTCGCGCTCGCGGTCGTCCTCGCGCCGGTCGGCCTTCGGCTGGTCGGGCCACCCGAGCGCCGACTGCCGGCGGGTCTCGAGCTTGGCGATCTCGTCGCGCTTGGCGTCGTACGACTTGGAGAGCTCGTCGATCCGGTCGAACGCCTCGGTGTTGCTGGCGAAGTCCACGCCCTCCGCGATGGCGGACTTGCGGGCCGTGTCGAACGCGGTCCACGCCTCGTTCGCCTCGGTGGTCTTCACCGCGATCTCGTCGGCCAGCCGCCGGGCCACTGCCTGGTCACTCATGGTGCATCCCTTCGTTACGTGGCCTGGTGAGCAGCGCTGATGCGCGCTCCAGCCGGTCGAGGTTCACGGTGAGGTCGCTGTCACCCGTTCCGCCGGCGGCGCCCTTCGCGGCCATCTCGAGCAGCGGCTTCGCCCACGCCGGGGCGACCAGCCCGCCGGCGGCCGCGGCCTCGATCAGCTCGGTGTCGGGGTTCATCCCGACGAGCGTCGGGCCGGTCTCGATGAGGTCGACCTTCCACAGCTCGCGGGTCCAGCGGCCGGTGTCGGGGTCCTCGGTCCACTTCGCGTCGACCGTGAAATAGCCGAAGGAGAACTGCTTGACCCGGCGGGACTTCAGGAGGTGCAGCACCTGCTCGGCGAACGGGCGGTCGGTGTCGACCTGCGCCTTGACCCACAGGCCGGTGTCGGTCGCCTCGTACTCCGAGCAGTACCCGATGTGAGCCATCGGGTCGTTCCAGTCGTGCGACCAGATGAAGGGCAGCGGGTCGCCGCTGGCCTTCCACTCCGAGAGGGTGTCGGCGAACGCTCCGGGCATCATCGTGTCGCCGCCGCGGTCGCGATTGCCGAAGACGCTGGTGATCGCCTCGACGGTGCCGGCCTTCACGTCGACCGACTTGAAGTCGACGTTGAACGCCTTGCTCTCGCGTCGGCCGATCGTGTCGAAAGGCGCGCTGTAGGTCATGGCGGCAGGGTCAGGCCGCTGTCACCCGATCACTCCTCGACAAGCGCGTCCGCGATGATCCGGTCGGCGACGCCCTGCGCCGGCGTGCCGGGCTCGGCGTGGTCGAGGCTGATCATGTTCTGCGGCACCAGCACGGTGTCGGCGAGCTCGTGGTCGATCCGCGGCAGCCGGCGGGAGCGTCGACGTTCGTTGATCGTCCGAGTGCTGTTCTGCTGGTCGAGCAGATCGATGCGGGCCTGCTCGGCCGGTGTCGGCGCGAGCCACTCGGAGAGGTCCCACTCGGTGACCAGGCCGTCCCACGCCTTCTCGTCGTTGATCAGCTGCACCTGGACGTCCTGCTTGAACGCCTCCATGTCGGAACGGATCGCGTCGTGGAGCAGGTTCTTGTACTCGCTGACGTTGGCGAGGGTGGCGTGCTCGAGGATCCCGACGAGCGGCGGCGGGACGTCGAGGGCGGCGAAGACCTCCTGACGGGTGAGCTGGCGCAGTGGGTCCAGTCCGAGGTCGGCGGGCGAGAGGGCCAGGCCCTTGACGTCGAGCTTGCCGCCGGCGACGACGAAGTTGCCGGCGTTCTCCGGGCCTGCGTACAGCTTGCGGAGCTCGGCGCGCAGCGCGTCGACGGAGCGGGGGTTGAGGCCCTCACCGCTGAAGACCGCCTTGGGCGCGATGCCGTTCTTCAGCGCGTAGGCCTGGTAGGAGACCGCCGCGTCCTCGATCGCGATCGTGGTTCGCAGGACCTCGATCGGGGATATCCCGCCGATCGTCTGCGTGTGGACGACCTCGCTGGGGGCGACCGACCAGGACTGGCCGTTGATCGTCAGGTCGTACTGGAGCGGGCCGAGGTCGTCCTCGTGCACGTACACGCTCGACCAAGGGATCGGCCAGAGCTTCTGCACGGCCGACCCGGGGCCGTTGAGGCGGTCCTTCCACAGCAGCGCGTGGCCGTGGACGTAGCGCGAGCGGAAGACCTCGGAGACCATCCGGTATTGCGTCACGCGCGGCGCCGGGTTGCGGAGCAGCCGCACGAGCTCGTGCCCGATGACGGGCTCGAGGACGTTGTCCTGCGCGTCGAGCTGGTAGACCGAGAGGGGGTTGCGGGCCGCGCCCTTGACCAGCTTGTTGATCGTCGCGAAGACGTACGGCTGCGAGCGGTACACCCACTCGTACGACACGGCGAGCGCGCCGGTGCTGCGGAGCAGCTCTACGTTGCCGCTGCCGGCGCGGATCGTCGTCGCGGCCATCATCGGGTCGCGGCGGATCGATACCGTCCGGCCGGACGACAGGACGACGGGCATCAGCCGACCTCGTCCGGCTTCAGCGTCTGGATCCAGCCGATCCGCTCCCGCGGGATCACGGTCTCGCCGTCGAGCTTGTCGATCGACCCGTTCGGGCTGAGGTAGGCGGCGTGCTTGAGGACCACGCAGTCGCGGTAGACGCCGGCGACCACGCCGCGGATCGACTCGTCGTCGGTGAGGTGGACCGCGATCGTGCGGGCGGTCAGCCGATTCAGCCAGCGCATGCCGCCACGGTGCGGCCGCTGTCACCCGCCGGCGACCACGAGCCCGTCGTCGGCGTCGGCCTCGGCCAGGAACACGGCCATGAGCACGGCGATCAGGGCGTCGATCTGGCCCGAGCTGCGCTTGTCGAACATGAAGCCGCCGGTGGTCTGGCGGATCGTTGCCGCGCGCCGGGCCTTGTCGAGCTCGTCGTCCCCGCCGTGGAGGAGCCGCGCGTCGACGAGCGCGCGGTACAGGACGTCGGCGCCCTTGGTCATGCGGGCGACGCTCTGCGGGAACTCCTCGACGGGCAGGCCCTCGGCGTCGAGGGTCATCATCGTGCGGATCATCGTGTAGGGGTCGAACGCGATCCGGTCGATCGTGAAGTCCCGGCACAGCTCGCGGATCAGGTCCTCGACCTGGCCGTAGTCCAGGTAGCCGAGCAGGTTGTCGGCCTGGAACACCCACACGTACACGTGCAGCCGCTCCTCGAGATCTCGCTGCACCATGGCGATCGCGCAGCTGTCCTTCTTCCACGCCGCGTCGACCGCGAGGTAGGCCGGCTCGTCGGGGTCGAACTCGGGATCGTCGCCGTTCGCCTCCCACGTGCTGTCGGCCATCCACGCGCCGATGCCGCGGTCTGGCCAGCGGTTCAGGTGCAGCTGCTCGAACAGGGGGAGCGGCATCGCCTTGTAGCGGCGCGCGAGGTACTCGAGCGTCACCCAGGACGCGCGGTTCGCGCCGCGCCACGTCTTCGGGTTCGACGGGTCCTCGCCCGGGCGCGCCCCAAAGTGCGCCATGAACAGCGCGGGGTCCTCCTTCGAGACCGCGCG